TCGAGCCTGTTTCGCCTCTGAAAAAGAGATCAAATGGGATGACGATATCTTCACGCTTCACGCAGACTTCTCGGATCTCAAGGATTGTTTCGTTTCTTTGGTTGATGAGATATCTACAAACATCGGGTGCTTTGATGTTGAGCTTTCATTCAGCCAAAAGAAAACCTTTCGCCACGAACTGAACGAAGAATACAAGGCTCACCGAAAAGACAAGCGGTCTCCCTTGGGAATCAATGCTCTTCGGGAGTGGGCTTCAGAGGTTTGGCCTACTCACTGTTGGTCTCGACTAGAGGCTGATGACGTTCTAGGAATCCTTGGATCTGACCCAGCGAATAACTACACTCTTGTGAGTGGAGACAAGGACTTCAAGACTGTGCCTTGCGAGTGGTATAACTTTCTTTCTGAGGAGACGCTTGTTATCGAAGAGAAGGAAGCTGACTACAATCACCTTGTGCAGACTCTTTCAGGAGACATGACTGACGGGTATAAAGGAGTTCCTGGTGTTGGGGAAAAGACCGCAAAGAAACTTCTAGATAAGAATGGTGCATCTTGGCAGACCATCAAAGACGCTTACGAGAAAGCGGGGATGGATGAAGGAGATGCCCTGATGAACGCTCGTATGGCACGTATCCTTCGTGCAGGTGACTACAATCAACAAACAAACAAAGTAAAGCTATGGAAACCAAAACAGTAAGACCCACAAGGAGATCGAAACCGAAACGCAGTCCTCATCACGACTTTTCTGAACGTGCTCACCTGATCCGCTGGTGTCACGAAAGGTCGCTGAAAGAACTTAAAGCACTTAAAAAAGCCTTTGATCAGCTTAATGCTACGCAATCTTGAAGATGCCAAAGCGTTAACAAGACCCATATTAAGACGCTATGGATGAATATATCCCAAATATACCGACTGATCTTGTAAAGTTCTTGGAGGGCAGAATACCTTCCAAGGACTTTTCTGTTTTTGATGAACTTCGGTATATCGACTTCTATAGCGGACAACGTGCTGTTGTTGCTCTTCTTCGTCAACTCCACCATGAACAGGTGGAACGCTCCTACTCATCAACCCCTAATACCTAAGACTGCCATGTGTATGCCTTCAATGAAGACACCTCCTGCTCCTAAGCCTGTCACTCCTCCACCACCTCCTACTGCTGTCGCTGAACAAGTCAGTGCTCCTTCTCAAGGATCTGCTCCAAAACGCAAGAAAACAGGAGTTTCAGCTTTGGTTCTCAGGAGACCCACTGTTGCTGTAGGTGACTCTTCGCAGGTAGGCAGTAACATTCCTTACTAATTAACATCATGGCTAATCAATCTACTGATCAGAATATCGTTTACGCTAACCTTACGGGAGGTGCAGGAACCTTTACTAGTTCTACCACTCCCGCAATCAATCCTACCAACGGCAAGACCAATGCTTTCCTAGTATCGGGGACTTTCAACGGAGCTACTGTTACTTTGAAGCACAAGGTAGGATCGAGTTATGTTGCAGTCGGTGAGGACACTACTTTGACTGCTGAAGGAGGTGCATTGTTTACTTCCCCAGTTTCTGACATTGCAGTGTCGGTTGCTAGTGCAGGGTCGAGCTTTGACATCACTGTAGTAATCAAGCCCATCTTACTTTAATGCGATCATCGAAAGGCTATAAAAGAAGTTACGAGACATATCTCGCTACTGACCTTTATGGCAAACTCACGCAAAAGAACACGCGAGGGTTAACGCAATCCCCTACGTCTCCTTTGACGGGACTTGCGGGTGGCTTTTCTTACCCTGCTGGAGCTTATGCAGCATATTCACTGCAAGACTTAGGAACTGGCGGCAACGTCATTCGAGCAAGAAGGGAAGCTGACAATGCCGAGCAAGACTTTACGGCAGCAGAAATTTTTGCTGGTGATTTAGGCACATGGGCAAGTTCCACTAATGCATACGTTACAACTTGGTATGACCAAAGCGGTAACGGGCAACACGCAACGCAGACTACTGCCAGCCAGCAACCAAAAGTCATAGACAACGGAGCGGTTATTTTAGACTCTAATGGCAAGGCAACCATCCAATTTGATGGAAGCAATGACAACCTGCAAATGCCATTTGCCACAGGTTCAAACTCTGCCCACTTAATGTCTGCTGTTTGCGAACCTGTCAACAATAGCTCAAATCAATTCCTTCTCGACTTCCGCGATGCCAGCAATGACGGGATTACTATGCTTGGGCTAAGTTCTGGCCTAATGAACCACAGGACTAATGCTGTCAAGGCGGCTCAAAACTACAATTCTGATGTGCAGTTATTTACTGGTGAATACACAGGAACTGATTTGACGGCATACGTTGACGGGTCTGGAGGAACCACGCTTTCAGGAGCAGATACAAACGCAACAATCAACGGGCGTATTGGTTCGGTAGCCGCAGCAGTTACATTGCCTTGGAACGGCACAATTTCTGAAGTTGTTATTTACCTTACCGACCAATCATCAAACCTCGCCGACATTGAGTCCAACATTGCTGGACGTTACGGAATTAGTCTAACATGAAATACCTGCTTCTAAGTCAAGACGAGAAATACGCTAAAGAATTAGCCGCTGCGATGTGGTTATTGACCCGACCTTCTGGTAACGACTCAACTAAATACTATGTTGATTGGCACGTTCACGCAGACGGGCGAGTAGCTCTTTGCGTTTATGATGAAACTCAGCCCATTCATCCAGACTGCGACTCAGCAGCGTTTTGTAAGGTCATTTCGGACTCAGTGACTGACCAAGAACTGGCTGTTATTGAATCTTCTATCGATGCTTCCAAAGGTGAGCACATGAGCTTTTTGGATGTCTGCTTAAACATTCCTAGCTTGTCTAATAACCTAAGAACCACAGCACAGATGGAGGCTGATGGGTGGTTTCCTACAGATGTAACTCCATAAACGCTTATGCACCAATCCGCTCAAAAGATTTATGAAGCCTTAGAAGGGCATCGCTACACTTACTTGGAGAGAGCAAGGACTTGTTCCCGCCTCACCTTGCCTTATGTGATGCCTGAAGAGGGCTTTGGGCCTCACAGTAGGCTTGATACTCCGTTCAGCGGTGTTGGGGCTAGAGGAGTCAACAACCTAGCTTCTAAGCTCCTGTTGGCTTTGCTTCCCCCTAACTCACCTTTCTTTAGGCTTCAAGCGGACGCAAAGAAACTTGCAGAAGAGAACACTCCTCCTGAGTTGATGTCAGAGATCGAACAGTCTCTTCAAGGCTTGGAAGAGCTAGTGATGGCCGAGGTCTCTAGGGGTTCGTATCGCGTAGGCATTCACGAAGCACTGAAGCACCTTATCATCACTGGCAACGCTTTGCTTTATCTTCCTGCTGATGGAGGACTCAGGGTGTTCCACCTAGATCGCTTTGTAACCAAGAGAGATCCTATGGGCAACTTGTTGAAGGTTGCTACCAAGGAGACCCTTTCTCTTTCTGCTCTTCCAGAAGATGTTCGCAATCGTGTTGCTGCTTCTGACCCTGAAGGTCTTAACGAATACTCTCAAGTAGACCTGTATACGGCAAGTTGCCGAAGGGGAGACGAGTGGGTTATCTCTCAGGATGTTAAGGGCATTGAGATCCCTGAAGCTGGAGGTAGCGTTCCCTTGGATGAAAACCCGTTCATTCCATTGCGTTTGAGCAGGATCGATGGCGAGGCTTATGGTCGTGGGTTTGTAGAGGAATACCTGGGTGATATTCAAAGTCTTGAAAGTCTTACGAGGGCTATCGTTGAGGGTAGTGCAGCCGCAGCCAAGGTGTTGTTCCTTGTGAACCCTAATGGGACTACAAGGGCTAAGACTCTTTCTGACAGCCCTAATGGTGCTATCGTTCAAGGTAACGCAGGAGATGTTACTACCCTTCAGCTAAACAAGTTCAACGACTTCAGAACTGCTCAAGTTACTATGGAGGCTATCAAGGATCGTCTTGGTTCTGCTTTCCTTCTGACATCGGGTGTTGTCCGCAATGCCGAGCGAGTGACTGCTGAAGAGATCCGTATGCTTTCCCAAGAACTAGAGTCATCGCTTGGAGGTCTCTACTCGCTTCTGGCAAGTGAGATGCAGATGCCCTTGGTGAACCGAGTGATGTCGGTGATGCAGAAGAAGGGTGAACTCCCCAAGCTGCCTGACAATCTTGTTAAGACTGTTATCGTGACGGGAGTTGAAGCTCTCGGTCGAGGTAACGATCTATCCAAGCTGGACTTATTCCTTGCTGGTGCTGCTCAAGTAGTAGGCCCACAAGCCATTGGTCAGTTTGTGAATGTTGAAGAATACTTTAAGCGTAGGGCGACCTCGCTGGGCATCAAGACTCAAGGACTCATCAAGAGTGCAGAGCAGATGCAACAAGAAGCACAACAAGCACAGATGATGCAAATGGCTCAGAAAGTTGGCCCTGCTGGAATAAAAGCCTTGAATGATCAGTATATGGCTGATACTCCTGAGTCACAACCAGAACAACAATAATTACTTATGGAGTCAGTTCAAATTAACGAACCCACTAAACCTGAAAACATCTCTCTTGAAGAACAAGCAGAGATGCAAGAGCAAGCCCGTATGGAGCAAGAGCAATCTCAGTTCTCGCAAGAGGACACCGAGGGCGCCGAACCGCAACCAGAGGGTGAGCGTCCTGAGTGGCTACCTGAAAAGTTTCAGTCACCAGAGGATCTTGCACAGGCTTACAGTGAACTAGAAAAGCAGTATCACTCTAAAGGTGAAGAGACCACTGAGCAGTCAGTTGACGAAGACCCTGTGCCTTCAGAGTATGTCAACAGCACCATTCAAAGTGCCTCTGATGAGTATGCTGAGTTAGGCCACCTTTCTGATGAAACCTTCAATGCTTTGGAGGCTTCTGGTCTTTCAAGGGATCTTGTCGAGCGTTACATCAATGGCGTTGAGGCTTCTAGTCAGCAACAAACCGAAAGCCTTATGAGTGAGGTCGGAGGTGAGGCTAACTACCAAGCTATGTCGGAGTGGGCTTCCACCGCCCTGACCGAAGACGAGCAAGATGTGTTTAACGCTACAGTTGAGTCTGGAGACAACAATGCTGCTCTTATGGCTATCCGAGGTCTTTACGCTCGTTACAGTTCTGATGGAGGCAAGGCTTTGAATCTTTATCAAGGTGACACTGTCGGTGCTGGCGTTACTCCGTTTACTTCTACCGCACAGGTTACTGAAGCTATGCAAGACGCAAGGTATGGTAAAGACCCTGCGTATCGTGCCCATATTGAGAAGAGACTTTCGGTCTCCTCTGTCATTTAAATTTATTTGTTATGTCTGAAACTATCACCTTCATCAAAGATAACTTTGATTCGATTTTAGGAGCTGCTACTGCTGTAGTTGCTGCTGCGTCTGCGATCTGTGCTCTTACGCCCACACCAGCAGACGATAAGGTTGTCGGCAAGGTCTATAAGATCCTTGAGTGGCTTGCACTGAATGTTGGTAAGGCAAAGCAATAACAGATGCTAAAACTTTTAACAGCCGCCCTTGAAGCCTATGTGGAGACACTGAAGTTCAAGAGGCGGC